GCAAGGCACCGGTGGTGACCATCTCGGTGTAAAGCAGGGCGTGCTTGGACAGGATGCGCAGGAAGTAGCGGCAGTGGGGGTCGGTCCAATCCATCATGGGTGCAACACTGAAGCGCCGAGACAGCGTAGGCCGCGTATTTACTGGGCTAAGGCTCTGTTTATCTAGCATTTTACTCAACGTGTTCTGGGCATGATTTCGGGCGTTTTCAGGCGTTTTTTAGGGCTCGGTGGTACGATGTACCACTCAAAAACTGACGCGTACCACTTTTGACATGGCGACTATCAGGGCAAGAAAACTGGCGGATGGGTCTGTTAGCTACACGGCTCAGATCCGCATCAAGCGCGACGGAGTGCAAGTCTATCAAGAGAGCCAGACCTTCGCCCGAAAACAGGCGGCGCAGGCTTGGGCACGGAAGCGTGAATCCGAACTGGATGAGCCTGGTGCGATCGAGCGGGCGAGCCGCATAGGCGTCACGCTCAAAGACATGATTGACCAGTACCTTATCGAGGTTGAGAAAGCCCGGCCGCTGGGCAAAACCAAACGCGCAACCCTGACGGCCATCGGCGAAACGTACATGGGTAAGCTGGCTGATACTCAGATCAATACCCAATGCCTGGTCGATTACGCGCTTTGGCGGATGAGTCCCGAGGGTGGGGGCGTCCAGGCGCAGACCGCTGGCAACGACCTGGCGCACCTCGGCGCTGTGCTTTCCATCGGCAAGGACGCATGGGGATACCAGCTTGACCCCATGGCGATGGGTGGCGCACGGCGCGTACTGCGCAAGCTCGGTTACAACCTGAAGAGCCGCGAGCGTGACCGGCGCCCTACGCTGGACGAACTGGGCAAGCTAATGAAGCATTACCAGGACATGCAGGCCCGGCGTCGAAGCATCATCAACATGATGAAAGTGGTGGGCTTCGCCCTGTTCTCGACACGCCGTCTCGACGAAATCACCCGGATTCGCTGGGACGATCTCGACGAGCCCGGCCAGCGGGTGCTGGTACGCGACATGAAGAACCCAGGCCAGAAGATCGGAAACGACGTGTGGTGCTACCTGCCCGACGAGGCCTGGAAGATCCTCCAGTCCATGCCCCGCGCCGGCGAAGATATCTTCCCCTACAGCCCTGAATCAATTTCCACCTCATGGGCGAAAGCCTGCAAATTCCTGGAAATCAAGGATCTGCACTTTCATGACCTCCGGCACGAAGGTGTAAGCCGTTTGTTCGAAATGGACTGGGATATCCCCCGAGTGGCGAGCGTTTCGGGCCACCGGGACTGGAATTCGCTAAGACGCTACACCCACCTACGTGGCAAGGGTGATCGATATGTGAAGTGGGAATGGTACGAAGAGATATTGAGGGCGCCCGTCCAACTGGGCGCCGCATCAATGAAGTGGCTTAAAAGGCGTGTTTTAACCCGTTGAGCTGGCTGTTCTCTTTAACCGCGGCTGCGCGCTGTAGATCGAGGTAAGCAGCCAGGTCGGTGATATGAATCCCCTTGGCCGACTTCTGGCTGCGTTCCAAGCGGGTGATGGGAATCTTGATTTGCCCGCTCATTACCTTGCGTTGGAACATGTCAGGCGTCAGGTGCGTGAAGTAGTCCCGGCAAACCTGCTCCAGCGAAATAATCGCCTGGCCGTCGTACTGGGCCATCAGGATAAAAGCTGTGTTCATGATGTCCCTCATATCCGAAACGATTGATGAATGAATGTCGGCCGGGCGGCACTTCCTGCAGGTTGTGCGCTGTCGGTTTGGATCTCGCAAACAAAACGATGTCGTTCACGGTTCGGTGCGCTCAACGCTTGGGTAAGCCCTGGCACCGCGCCGAGGCATTGCTCATAAGCGTCTGGCCCGACCCAGCGTTGAGCTGGTAGCACCTGGCAATCCGTTCGGGTTGCGTCCGCACACAGGTAGAGCAGAAGAAAAACGCTCATACACTGGCCTCCGCCTGAGCCACACTCAACGCAACCGCCACCGGCCGCACCCAAATCGACACATTGCTCAACATGAACGTTTCGCCAGCCTCGGAGAGCAGCAGCGTCATGCCGAACACATCGGCCATCGCCTTCGCTGCCGCCCGTGGGACCGCGTTACCGATGCGCTCCCGGTGGAGTCCGTCGTTGATGCCATCCAGTTGAAAGAACCGCGCCTGCTCGATCTTGCGAACACGCTGCATCCGTTGGATTTCATGCGCGGTCTGCGGATCGGTTGACCAATGGTCCTCCGGATCAAACAGCGATTGCAGCGCGGCCAGCTCCAGCGTGGTGAAGGGGCGGTGCCAGGTGCCGTCGAGGCTGGTGATCATGCAGGTCAGCCTGTCGTTGGGCGCCGGCATGCGCTGGTCCGCAACCGACCACCGACCGTTGTCATGGCAGGCGCTGGCAGAAACAGCGCCTGCCGGATCATTCCAGTGGACCACCCCGTAATGACCGCCGGTCAGGTAGGCATCGCCCTTGGTGCGGAACATGCCCGGGCGTGGATCTGCAATCGATAGGGCTCCGCTGGCAACCTGTTGTGAGCCAGTCACTGTCCTGGCGTTGCCCTCCCAGGGGGTGATGCGCAACTTTTGGGTGCTGGCCCCTGAATGCCAGTTCTTATAGGCAGGGTCCGCCACGGCAAAAGCGCCTTGCCCGGTGGTGCTGCCGGCGATGACGGTACCGGCCGGCTTGCTGTAGTCGGTTACTAGGTACTTGCCGAAGCCCTTGGAAGGTTGCCGAGGGTCAGCCACGGCCTGGCCTCCAGAACTTGGCCCGTGTCCAGCAGTGACCGTGCCGGCAGCCTGGTCGTTGTGAACCACGCGGAACACGTTGTTGTGCCGCTCGCCGCTCATACGCGGGTCGGCAACGCTGAACGTACCTTGCCCTGGGCTTCGTTGGCCTGTGACAACGCCACAGTGACGGTCGTAGGGCAGCACACCGTATTGGGTGTACTCGAATTTGTTCGCCGGTCGTGGGTCTGCTACTGAGAACTTTCCATTGGTAGGGCTCGACCGGCCAGCGACAGTCCCGGCGGTATTCTGCCATTCATGCACCCCGAGATAACCAGCGCGGTACTCCGGCACGATCACAAAGTCGCGCAGATATCCGTCCTCGATCGCAAACCGACTCAGGCTACGCCAGTCCTTCCCAGCCTCCACCAGGGCCAGGCGAACCCAAGTTTTCCACTGCAATGCCGGCACCCGGTGCATTGGCCCCGCCTGATCGATATCGCCGGCCAGCGGCATGCGGCTCAGCACGTCACCGACGGCGCGAAGGCTGCGCTTTTCAGGCTCATACAAGAATGCAGGAACCTGCTCGACATGCCTGGCCACCAGCAAGAAACGCTTGCGGCTCTGGGCCAGCCCGCCAATTTCGCCACAGTCGTGGGTAGTTTCCGCCACCGCGTAGCCGTAATGACGGAGCAGCTTGGTGATCTGGTCCAGAAGGTAACGGCCACGGGTTGCCAGGCGTGGCACGTTTTCGAACACGATCAACTTCACCGGTTTGTGCTTCCAGGCTTCACACATCAGCCAAACACAGCGCAACGTAAGCTCGTTGAGTGCCCGGTATTTCGGCGTCTGACTCATTGTCTCGGACAACAGGCCCGAAGCGCCCTTGCATGGGCTGCTGATGAACACCGCGTCCGGATTTTCGTTGCCGGCGGCGCGGCGCAGATCCTCGGCGGTTGCTTCCTTCCAGCCGGCAGGCGGTTGCTGGCCGTGGAATGCGGTGTATTGCTCGCGGGTGAACAGATCCATCAGAGTGCCAGGCACACCGGTCATCATCTGGAAGTCCCGCAAGCCGGCCGGATCAACGTCAACGCCTCCCAGGCAGCGCCATTCGGCTTGGACTGGGCCAAGGGTGGGCTTGGAGTCGCTGAAGCCAGCGGCACCGCTGCCGAGGCCGCAGCAGAGGTGGAAATGGGTGAAGGTGCGCTTAAGCATCGTCGCGCCCTCCCAACAAGGCTTTGGTGAGTGCATTGGGTTCGCCTTCACAGCTGAGCTTGTTCAGTGGTTGCAAACTCCGGCCGTGGCGTGATTCCACCAGCGCGACCTGGTCTTCAATCGCCATGATGGTGCCCTTGCGCACGCTGAATTCGACACTGCGCGCCATGGTCCTGGCGACAACAAAGGAAACATCGTCGCCGACTTTCAAAGGGTTCGTGCTAGCCTCTACGGCGCTGCTGCCTGGGTTCTGTGCTTGCATGGTGCTGCTCCTTGGTGGTGGTAGGTGTCGGGGAGTTGCCGCTCCTCGACACCGTCTTTTCAGGCCGTTCTGGCCTGGTCTTGCTTGATGATCGCTACGACTTCGTCCCGGTCCTTCGCATAAGCGAAAGGCAGGTCGGCGCTTGGGCGAGTGATGGGGTACCGAGCTTCAGGCAACCGACATTCGGCCACGGTGTAACCGCTGTCGGTGATCCAGCAGTTCTGCTGCACTTGCCCGTCTCTGTTGCGTTTCACTGCCCACTTCATGCCCAGGCCCTACGGAGTTCCTGCCAGATCGCATCGCCGTCTGGGAAGTAGGTGTGAACCTCTTGCTCGGGGCTGTTATCCAGTCGAAGGACGGCAATACAGTCGTCGAACAGTCCCGCGTCTAGACGGCGCAGCTCGGTCAGGTCAAATGGATGTGCTGGGCCGTTGTACAAACCGAGCAGGAAGCGGCCGATGACCCTGCTTTGCCCGGTGTCGCGCTGGGCGACTGGCAGCAAGCGAACCAGCGCCTCGACGCCGGCTTTGCGGATGACGGGACGCTCGGCCTGGTACTGGAACAACTCGTCAAAGGCATCTTTGAGCGTTTCGTTGTGCATGGTGCTTCTCCATGAGTGGCAGGCGTTGCCGCGCCTGGTGTGTGTTGTTGTCGATTGGTCAGGCCTGGAAGTGCCAGCACTTCACGATGGGTTGCTTGGTGATGACCGCGTTGCTGTGCTGGGCCTGGTAAGCCCGTACCGCGCTGTCCGTCGCCTTGTTGATGTCGAGCAGCTTCCGAGAGCGGGAGTCCTTCAGCCGTTCGCGCAGCTCGCTGACATCGGCAATTTTTTGGCGATGCTCGGCGGCGCACTTCACGAAGTCGTTGAGGTTGATGGCGATGATGTTGTCTTTCTTGCTGTGGTTGACCACAGGCCCATCTGCGTCGAGGCCTTCCAGGTATTCGTACACCTCCCAGAATTCGGCCACGACCGGATGATCGGAACTGATGGAGGCCTGGCGCTCTATCGCCATGCGAATGATCTGGGTGCGGGTGTTGCTGACCTGAGGATCGGTGAGCGAAACCACCATCCGCAGGCAGTCGAGTAACGCGAGCAATTGAGCGTGGTTCTTGTTGATACGCTCGACACGGATGTAACCGCGTAGCTTGTTGCCGCAATGGGCACAGTCGCTTTGCTCATCTTTGAAAGGGGTATCGCAAGCGAAGCAGTGCGAGTGCAGGCAGCGCAGTTTCGCTTCGTAGCCGGGCAGGCGCTGTGCAAACAGATCCATGACCTCGGCTTCTTTGCGCACGGCCTGCAATACGAAGTTGCTCAGCGTCGCGCCTTCCAAGGCGTTTAGTAAGTCTGCAGCAGCGCGGCTCTCCGGGGTTACGTTCGGCCGCACGAAGTGCAGTTTGACGATCCGGGTCATGATCGCTTCGGAGGCCACTACCGGCGCGTTCTGGCTGATGGCGATCGTTCCCCGAAAGGGTGGCTCATATGTCTCGTTGCCGGCGGTTTTAACCCCTTTGGTCGCCAGGGTGCCGCCGCCGTAATAGTCCTTCAGTTCGTCCCATTCGAAAGTTTTGGCGTGCGCCTTGTCTTCGCCGCTTCGGTCGGATTCCAGCAGCACGATAGGCATGCCAGACACCTGGCCCATCAAACGGCTGCGCCCGGCCTTGGTGGATTTGGAAGGGTCAAAGCCCTCATACCCATCACGTCCGAGTAGCTTCCATAACAACGTCAGCAAGGTCGTCTTGCCGGCGCCGGCTTCACCGGTAGCCTCAAGAAACGGGAACGACTGGTAACGATGACGGATTTGTTCGGCGAACAGCGAGCCGAACCAAAACGTGAGGGCGACGATTCCCTGGGTACCAAAGCATTGCCAGAGCAGATCCAGCCAGCGCGGGTCGTAGTTTTTGGCATCCTTGGTCAACTGGATCTTGACGCCTTTTTGCAAGCTTTTGAGTTTCAGCTTGCCCATTTCGAAGAACTCTTCCTCGTTGATTTTGATCAGTTGCCCTTCACGAACGGCCACGTCGTTGAACACGTAGCAGCCGTACTCCCGGCTGTAACCGACGTAGTCGATGGTCTGGACGGTTTTAATACCGAACAGTTGGTCTTTCATTATTTTGTCCAACTGCTGTCCGCTGCCGGTGAACACTGCCCCGGCACCCATGCCAAGAAGCCTTTTCTTGAATTCACTGGCAGCAGCGACTTGTCCGCCGGTGAAGGTGTTTTTCACTGAACCGCCGTCGTGCGGGAAATCGACGCGGAAGAAATACCAGGATTCGTCGGTGATCTCGTTGCGCTGGAAATACAGTGCCTTGGGATAGCAATTCGCGATCTCGACCACGCAGCCGGACATGCGCAGCGCCTTTTCGCGGATGGCCTTTTCGTTGAGCAGTTGGTCTTCCTGCTTGTCGCTGTCATCGAGTGCCTGTTTGGCACTGTTGAATTTGGATATGTCCAACTTCCACCAGTACAAGCGCGAGTCGAAACAGAAATGGAACTCTTCCCGCTCGCGCCACTGGTACATGAGCAGGGCTTTGTCGCTGGCGCTTTCGGCAATCAGCAATGCGCCGTGGTGCCTGGCTTCTTTGAGGTCTTTTTCGATCCGCTGCGCTCGTGCCTCGTCATCGTCCAAAAATGCCCAGCGCTGATGCAGGTCGTTCCAATCAACCTTGCGGTTGTCGGGCTGCGGGATCTGGGCGGCCTCGCAAACAAAGCCCAACTCCCGGGCTTGCTTGACCCATGAGCGGGTGTACTTTTGCGCGCCAGGCTCGTTGTCCAATGCCCAAACCAACTTGGGCAGCTTTCCTTCACAGTCCGCGATCAATGTCTTGAGCGATTCTTCAGGGAATGCATTCGAGGACAGCGCGGCGACCGCAGAAATGCCGTTATGGATGAGCGCTATGGCGTCGAAAATGCCTTCGACAATCCACAGTTCATCAACCTGAAGGACATCAACACATGGTGGGCACCACCAGTAGCCCTTGTAGCTTTGCTTGGGTTGGAAGCGGGCTTTCTTCTTACCAAAGCGCGAGGGCTGGTCAATCAGGCGTTCCCAATAACCGCCATGTTCGAGAGGGAACCGAACCGTGGCCGAGCCGATATTTAGGTCGCGGTCAAAATAACTTTCCTGGGTGTACCAGCCTTCAATCAGTTCAAGACGGAAGCCGCGAGCAAAGGCCAGATACGCCTTTGCAGTGGCGGTTGGCTGGTCATTGGTGGCTGGCGCACGCTTGCTCCAATCGTCAAACAGGTCCGGGTACAGCTCTTTTACTGGGGCCTGGTATCGGCACTTTTCCTCGCGGCCGCAGCGGATAAACCACGGTTCATCGTGGCGAGAGAACAGGCGCTTCTGATTGCACTGAGGGCAGGTACCCTTACGCATGTAATGCGTGCCGACCATATGTTGCAGGCCGTAATCTGACTCAAGGCGCTGAAGCACGTCGGCGCGCAGCTTGTGCTCCATGGGCTCACGTACAAAAGCCTTTGCGCCATGTGAGGTAACGAGTCGCTTATTCATCGGGGCTTATTTCACTTCGCCGAGACTGTGTTTAAGGGCGCCAATCAGGCGTTTTTGCGCGGCCATTACCGGGAAGGCCGCGAGCAACGAGCCATGCCGTAAACCCTCGGGGATCATGCGAAAGCGGTCGTCGTACCAATGCTCGTTAAACTGCTGGGCGTACTGGTTCCGTAGCGCTTGGAGCAGCGCTTCGGCCTCTTCGCGGGGCAGTTTTGCGGTGATGGCGACGTCGATTTCCATGGTCCACCTCGGATTTCGGGCAAAGCTCACCCAAACCCACGGGAAGCGGGGTAGGGCGGGTTGTTTATAAGGGGGTTACTGAGGTTGTTGTTTCAGCGCGGCATCGCGCTGGGCCAGCATCGTCTGTGGTAGCAGCCTTGCCGGGACCGGGTAGCGAAGGTCCGCCCGGGTGTCGATCAAATGGACGACGGTGCTGCCAGGGCTGGAGCCCCAGTCCACGCCGATCCACTTGCGTTGGTTGATGACCTGCAATTCCGTCCAGGCGTTGTGCACCAGCTGCTGTGCCATGAACACCGGTACTTCCATTGCAGTGGTCATATGCCGAACGCAGTTTTCGTACAGCAGGTCAGAGTCCACCAGGTGCTGCGCTTCGTGCCGTTGCAGGTAGGCGAATGCGACACGTTGCATGCTGCTGCGATAATCGTGGTCAAGCTGTTCATGGTTCATTGCGCACACTCCATTTCCATTTGGTCGAGCAGGTCGGGTTGATCGTTGGCGGACTTCATCGCGGCACGACGTAGAGCAATGTCAGCGATGGGCAGCTTTACGGCGGGGTTCGCCATGCCGCTGGGGCTCATTTCGTGAGTCATTTCGAACTCAGCTCGCACCGACCAGCCGCAGGCCTCGTTGGTGCATTGCAGGTAGGCCACCCGCAGGAAAATGTGCGTGCCTTCGCTGGTGCGGATACGCATGCGGCCAAGGCAGTGAGGGCAGACAAGTTTGTAGGTGCTCACCCAGCGAACCCCCGACCGTGCAGTTGAATGGTCGCTAGCACTTCGGCATAGCGGGCTGACATGTACTTCATCAGGGCCGCCACAATGACTTCGGCCTCATCCTGCTCAATGACACCGTCGTCCAGGGCTTGGGCAATGATCTGGTCAACCAACCCACGCTTGGCGGCAGCTCTTACGGAGCGGTTGTACAGCTCGACGTTATCCAGCGTTCCAGGCACCGCGACGGGCACAAACATGCCGCCATACATGCCGGTGATGTAATCCGCGAGATATGACGTACCCGCAACTTGCTCGAGGCGACAGATATGTTCGTCGCTCAGCGGCCGGCTGCCAGCGTTCTCATAGGCTTGGTTATCAAACTTCTTGATCGGCATTCCAAGGTCAGCTGCGGCATAGTGCCGGCCACCTGGATAAGCGGCGATTACGGCGCTGACTACGTCTTTGCGGTTGGCTAGAACTGAGCGTTTCATCTTCTGGTTTCCTACCTGAGCCAACGGGCCTAATTTGTGACGACGCCGTCTTTGATACCGAGCAACACCGCAGCACGGTGGGACTCGCCCCGGAGACATTTCTTCTGTCCGTTCAAGACGGCGTACACCGTGGACGGGGTCAAATTGTGCTGATCGGCCCAGTCTTTAGCAGAGAGGCCTTGATGCGCGAGGCGCTCACGTGCCTTTCGGCACGCTTGCTCCGTGGGGTATGCGTTCGGCATAGTCTCGTTTCGTGTGATTTCGTGTGATGACAGGCGAAGTATTTCCCATGATTGTGGGAATGTCAAATCGTCGTGGAGACGTTTGTGGGAATTGGTGATCGCCTAAAAGAAGAGCGCGAGCGCTTGGGCTTCAATCAGACTGAGTTCGCGGCGAAGGCTGGCGCCTCGAAAAACAGTCAGTACAACTATGAGAAGGGCGAGCGCAGCCCGGATGCCAGTTACCTGGCAGCAGTTGCTGAACAAGGGGTGGATGTCCTGTACGTAGTAACCGGCCAGCGGTCATCTATGGGCAAAAGCCAGTTGTCCAACGATGACATGGAAATCGTGATGCACGTACGCAGCCTGGGCGATGAGGACAAAGGCGCGGTGATGCGCCTACTAAGGGCTTTTACAGTAAAAAAGTAAGGAGTTTGGACATGAAAAGGATGACGTTATCGGTAGTGGTGCTGGCAATGCTTGTTTCGGGTGTGTGTGGTGCCAAGGAAAAGAGCCAGACGGTTTCGAGCAGAGAGTATGGCGACGCTTGGCCGTTTACGGTCGATAGCGTTGACCTGTTGTGCTTTGGACCATCGCCCAAGGCGTTGGCCCGAACCTCGGATGGAACCGTCTATGCATTGAGCGGCAGTGCACGGCGTCAGGCAAAAGATCAGGGTTGGTCAGACGGCCAAGACATCACCAAGCCCAATCCTACGATGCCATCCATCAAGATGGACTATAGCGATATCGTTCAGCGTGCCCAGGCGCTCTGCGGAGGGGCATAATTTGTAATGAAAATTTTTCTCGTGGGCTCAGGAGAAGGCCGAACATGCTGAAAATAGCTCACTCCCCGGGCGCTTTGGTTGGTACCGATGTTGGTATCAGGCGTCCGAGCGTGTTGAATGGAGTGACACATGTCAGTGATGAAAGAATCAGAGGCCAACAAGTCGGATATCATTAGATGGTCTGAACTGGATGAACGCGAACGAATCCTCATAGAGCGATTTAGACTCCTTGATGAGGTATGTCGGCAAGACATTCTTCGTTTTATTAGTGTTTTGTTGAGTCTTTGATGTTGTAAGTTGCTCGACTGCTATCGGGCAACTTATCAATATGGTTTGCTTGTACCTATGTTGGTGTTAATAGGTGCTGATTGTTAGATGTTGATTGCAGAACTCTGATGCGCCCGGAACGTCAGGGAATAGGGTGAGATGATTGATGTTCATTCTGTTTAGATAACGTAAACACTCGTCCACATCTTTGTTGGGGATATTTATTTTCAAGAGGTGGATGTTTCGGCCTTCGGTTAACGCGGGCGTATGTTTTGAGACCCAACTTTCAACGTCTACGTTGTTTGGTCCTCTTGTGAATAACCCTCGCTGACTGACAAGGCGCATATTCTCATCGCTTAACGGACGTACTATCTTAATAGTCTGTTTGCGATTGTTGATTAGAGGTATGGCGGCATTATTGCAAATATATGTATTTACTTTGTCAATCGATGATTGGGCAATGGCAAATACTGAATAGAAATCAGACTTTTCTTTTCTTGCAGCGTTGGCTCCAAAAAATAAAGCAACAAATGGTGATTCTGTCCAGTCCAACAATGGAGTGGCCAGCCCATGATGTTGTCCCAAAGCCCACCAGTCGTTTTCATGCTCTATTTTGATTGGGTTAGAACCCCGTCGGCCTCGAGTAGCAAATTTAAAGCGTTCAAGATGACTCTCACGTCTTGGCGAAGTCGGATATTTAATAAGCCTGTCTATAGTCGGTTCTAGTTTCCATTTACTATTACCGTGACCTCGGTACACGTATGTAGTGTATTCGAGCAGTTCTTGGTTGACGAAGTCGGAAAAATACTTCCAAGATGATAATGTGTATACCTTAATGCCTTTTGCTAGAGGAGTCGAGGTCCATCTTGAAGTTCGTCCCACGGCGTATTATCCTGAGTTATGTGGCAAATTGCCGCTATGTTACCTCTAACAGGAACTCATTCAAGAGATTTTTCGATTTAATCGAATCCATTCTCTATCTACTGCCCGCCTTGCTGTTTTCTCATTTGCATACAACCAATGCAACCGCTTCGGCTTGCTCTGATCCCCTGCCGTCATCGTCTTCTCCTTCCCTGTTTTCTTGTCGCGATAGTAAGCGATGATTCCTGTGTAATCCCCTTTGTTTTCCTCCGCCAATCCCTCAACCGTATCCTCGGGCAGCTTGCTCTCCAGCGCCAGGCTGACGGTGTATCCATCGTCCGGGCTGAGGGTGTGTTGCACGTTACCGCCGTACCAGATGATCTCGTCAATTTCCGGCTTCACGCCCTGGAGCGTGTAGGTCAGTTCGGGAATGAGGTCAGGCCGACCCCGGGCGAGGGTGTAGCTGAGCGTCGCGCTACCACGTTGCAGGCGGTTGAATTCCGCCCGGGCAGCGCGCAGGGCGGACTGTCGGTCGCTGAAGGTGTGGCGCAGATCCTTGAGGTTTTCACCACCGCCGGCGATGGCTTCCTGTTTCTTCGCACTGTTCACGTCGTAGAAATAGGCGCGCACACCGTCGTAGCTGTCGCGGTCAGCTTGCAAGTAGCGGTGTTGGTCGCCATCGGCGCGGGTGAGGGTGATATGCGGAAGCTCTGCGCCGGAGGCCGTCTTGCCGCCGCCTGCCGGCAGGCACAGCAGGCAGCCGGCCTTGACGGTGACCACGGCGTCGAACTCTTCTCCCACGCGGCTGATCAGGTTGGCGTCTGATTCGTTGGCCTGGTCCAACTGCAGGATAGGCAAACCGTCCAGGGCGCCGGCAATAGTGGCCGTGAGGCCGTTGCCCAGGGCGATGTCGCCCAGGACGTCGCCGAGCGTGGTATTGCTCCAACTGCGCTCGCGCTTGGTCTTCAGGCCTTTGCGCAGATCGGCAGAGCGAGCGCGGATGCTGAGTACGTCCGGTGCACCGCTATGCTCGGTTTCATCGACGGTATAGGTGCCCTTGTCCACCAGGCCCGTGTCGCTCCAACCCAGCCATAACCGAATGACCGCGCCCTTGGGCGGGATCGACAGCAGGCCGTCGTGGTCGCTGAGGGTGATGCTGAGTTGGTCGGCCTCGATCCCGCGATTGTCGGTCAGCTCCAGGCTCATCAGCCGTGGGCTGATCAACTGGGCGATGTCGTTGCCATCGACAGTGATACGAAACGCCGGCATCGGATATGCGGCATCGCGGCGGTAGCGTTCGACCAGGTCTTCGATGTAGCCGGTGACCTTGGACAGAGCAGCGTCGATCACAGCAACGCCCTCAAAATGTTGATGCCTGCACTGGTGCCTGCGCCGAGCAGGTCAATACGGTCGTCGTCGATCCGTTTGAGGCTGATTGAGAACTCGATGCGCCGTGGAGTGCCGTCGCGGAAGAAGACGGTTTTGGTTTCGCTCAGGCTCTCGATAATCCACAGGCCGTATATCCGGCCGCTGCCCTCTACCATCGGCCACGCCTTACCGGTGTTTGCCATCAGGCGCAGGGCGTCGAGGCTCAAGGCGCTGCCGGCCAGCTCCGGCAGGATCACGCCGGGGAGGGTGATGGCATCGTCGCCGCGCCCGACAAACTGTCGAGCGGGAGCGGCGCCAACGCGACTGTTGCTGGCATGGCGCCAATCGGTTTGGCGTTGCAGCTCCTGATAGGCGGCGGTGGACAGGCTGAACACGAACATGCCCAAGGCAAGCATCATGGGGTTTACTCCAAATCGGACAGTTTGCTGCGCTGGCGGGCTGCTTTTTCACTGGCGATTCGTGCCAGCTCGGACCGCACGGCGCGGCTGATCGCCTGGGCGTCCATGCCAGACGTTGTGTGGATGTTGATTTCGTAGGTGTCGTGGCTGTCATGGACCGGCGCCGGGGTAGGGCTGATTGGCGCACGATCATCGATCGACAGCGAAGAGGTGGCGGCCCCATTCGGGAATTGCGGCAACGGCATTGCCTCCAAAGGCATGGCAGTTGCGCCGAGGGCGAGGGTGCCGGCTGCCGTGAGCTGTTTGCTCAGACTGGTCACGGCGCTCAGCGGCCCGTTTTGACTGCCCTCAAGCCCCTGGGCCAGGCCTGCCATGGTGAAACCGCCCAGCTCCGCGAACACACGCGAAGGGCTGTGGATGTCGAGCTTTTCCTTGAACCAACCGATGACCGCATCGCCAGCGCCGGTGATGGCCTCCTTGGCTACGGTCAGGCTGTTGGTGATGCCGTTTGCCAGGCCCTGGATCATCTGCGACCCCAGCTCAGCGAACTGTGCTGGCAGGCCTAACAAAAGGCTGAGCATGTTGCCGATGACAGCGCCGAAACGCTCACCCATTGATTGAGCTGCGCCGCCGACATCTTCGACGGGATTGAGTAGCTGGCCGAACCAGTTGATCAGACTGCTGACACCATCCGAGATCAAACTGAACAACGGACGGGCGATACTGCCCAGAAGCTCCATGGCTGCGCCGACACCTGGTAGCGTCATTACGACTTGGCCCAGATTCAGTAGCGATTGGCCCAGCCCGGCAAAACTATCGAGTACCGGTTGCAACGCCCCGACCAGGCCTTGCCAGAAGCCGAGGAAGAAGCCCTTGATCGGGTTCCAGTACTTGTAGACCAACACACCAGCAGCAACCAGGGCCGCGATGGCCGCGAGTAACCAGCCGATGGGCGTCGCCATAATAGCGGTACCGACCGCACTGATCGCGCCGCCGAGCATCGGCAGCACGCTGGCCGCAGCCAGGCGGGCGCTGCTGACGAAAGCGGGTAATGCACTCAGCAAACCACCCGCCGAGCGAGTGGCTACCAGGGACCGCCAGACTTTCCCAAGCCTACCAATGTTGGCTCCGGCACCTGCTGCTGCGGTGCGCGTGCCTATCAGTTGGGCTTTCACGATGCCCAAGCGAATGCCAAACATGCCCATGCCGTACCGCACCATGGCGAAAGGGCCGAGCAGGCTTGCCATCGTCAAGGCCAGGCCACCGAACACGAAGGCCAGGCCAGCGACAGCCGCTACAACCTTCACCAGGCCGCCCGCCAGTCTCGGGTTTTCACGAGCCCAGGCCCCAACGCTGTTAGCGACCTCTCCGAGGGTGGTGATGATCTGTTTCAGCTCGGGCGCAACGGCGGCGCCAAACTCGGCCAGGGCGTTGGTGAAGCTGCCCTCTGCTGCCTCCATGACGTTGGTGAGGGTGGCGAGCTGTTCGTTGACCCGCTTGCGCAAATCGGCTTGGTTTTGCAGCTTCTGCTGCACTTCCCGATAACCCGCGATCCCCTTGTTCATCATGGTGTTCAAGGTGGTCATTGTTTCGGAGTCGTCCCCGAACAGCAGCTTGATCGTGGACGTGCGGTCCTCGTCGTTCAGTGACTTTAGTTTTTCGACCTGGGCGAACAGATTTTCCAGGCCGGCGAAGTTGCCTTTGTCGTCGGTGAACTTGAAACGTATGTTTTTGCCTTCCAGCTCCATGATTTTGTTGACGTCCTTGATCCCATCCTTGTCCAGGCCGGCCTGGAAGATCTTCCGATAGGCGTTACCGGCCGCGCCGCCTTCCATGCCTGCCTGGTCCATCATGATCAGCAGGGGGGCCAACTCGGCAGCAGCATCGATGCCCGATTTCTTGATGGTGTCCATGACCGGCGCGATCTTGCTGAAACCCTGGAGCATGTTGGTCGGGTCTACGCCGGAGTAAAACCCACGCTGGATGATGTCCATCAGCCCCATCATGTCTTTTTCGGATGTTCGGGTGGCGTCCTGCATCTTGGCGGCGAATTCAGCCGCAGCGGTTACGGGCATCTGCAGCTGAACGCCCAGGTACGCGGCCGCTTCACCGGTGCCGCCGAGAATGCTCTGCGCGCTCAGGCCCTGGCGCCGCAGCATGGTCATCATTTCTTGGAAGTCGGCCGTGGTCCCGGGCAAGCGGTCGCCCAGCTTGGTAGCCAGGTCGGTAATTTTCTGAAAGTCTTCAGACACCTTGCCGGTGCCATCCATCATCGAAACCTTGAGTTGCGTGGCCGAGTCTTCGTTCGGCGCAAAGGCACCGATGGCCTTCGCCACCGGCCGACTCGCTGCATACCCCACACCCAAGCCGGCGGCGCCGTTCATAGCCATGTTGCCGGCGAGGTTCTGGGTTTTCTCCAGCTTGGCGCGCTCTATGGCAAGGCGCTTTTGTTGAGCATTCAACGCGACCAGGCGCTTGCCCTGTTCGCTGATGCTGGCGTTGGTGGCGCTGATTTGCTCACGCAGTTGGCGTTCGTGACTGCCGAGGTTTTTAGTGCTGATGCCCGCACCTTGTAGTTTGCTGCGCAGGGCCTGGAGCTGTTCGCCCTGTTGTTGATGCTGCTCTTTGAGCTTCTGAGCCTCACGCACCGCTGCGCGGAAGTCCCTGGTCATGGCCTTGGTGGGTGCGCCTGTGGCGGCGAACTGCTGGGACAGGGACCGGACTTTGTCGCGGGCCGCGATGAGGGCTTGTTCGGTCTGCTCGGCGGCAGCGCGCTGGGTGCGCCAGGCGCTGACGTCCTTCTGTTGGGTGTTGAGTTCTTTGAGGCGGTCGCGGGCTTCCTTGAGGGCGCGGGCGGCACCGATGCTGCCGTTGTTGATGGCCTTCAGGGGGCCGCTCGCCTTGTCGATGGCATTGAGCAGTACCTGAAGTTTTAAATCATTCGCCATCGGTGGAACTCCGCACCCGGGCGCGCTCGCGCCACTCTATCAGTTCTTGCAGGCCCAGTTGGTCCATGTCAGCTGGTGCCCAGTGGAAAACCACGGCCAGATCGGCCATGGCGTCTTCTACGCAACGAGGGACGCGTCCGTCTTCACCGACTTCTGCAACAAAAAACCGGAGATCTTGCTACCACAGGCGAGTAGGTCGGCCGGGTCCATGCTGGCGGCTTCGGGTGCGGTGATGCCCGGGCTGCTGATGCGGGGCAGGATCTTGATGAGGGTCGCTACGTCCATGTTCAGCAGCTCGACCAACTGCACGCCGCGCAGCTCACCCGATTGAGGTTTGCGCAGGGTGATGCTGTCGATGACGCTCTTGCCACGGATGATCGGGGTGTCCAGGGAGACGGTGTTGTCGTCAACCGGGGGCAGCGCTTCGAGGGTATCTTCAGGTTTCATGTTTGGCTCCAGCTTGTGGGATGAACCGCCCCGATGGGGGCGGGAGGGTCAGATGCCGAGGGCTTGGCGCTGCTTGTCCAGCATGTCCACGCCGTTCACGTTCTCAATGAAGTTGAGCAGGTCGATTTCGATGATTTCTTCGTTATCGACGATAAGTTTGTAATAGGTGCAGGTAGTGGTGATGCTGTGCTCGGTGTCTTCGCCTGGCTGCGCATCGCCCATTTCGATGGTTTCATGCCGGCCTCGCATGACAACCTCCACAGCGCTGACTTCTTCGGTGTCGTCTTGCTGGAAAGCACCCGTAAAGCGCAAGGCGATGCCCGAGGCGTTGACGGCGCCGAACTGTTTGAGGGCGATCAGGTCCAGGCCGCCGGTCTTCCATTCGAACTGGATACCGTCATCAGAGAAGCCAAGGTCGGCTTTGACCGGGCCGTTCATGCCGCCACCGCGATAGGCTTCCATCTTGCGTCCGAGCGGCGGCAGGGTGACGGACTTGACCACGCCGAGGTAGCTGTTGGCGTCGTTGAACAGGTTGAGGTTTTTGAGTTTGCGGGGCATGGCCATGGCGGGGTTCTCCGTTGCTCAGGCACGGGGTCAGCTCCCCTAGCGGGGAGGCCCGGGTTAGCTGTTGATCTTGCTGGCGAAGTCGATCAGGTAGCGGTCGGTGATGCGTTGCCGCAACGTGAGGTCTTCCAGCGGCGGTACCGGCGTGTAGTCATAGTCCAGGAACAGCTTGCCGGCCTTGAGCGTGTCCTTGTCGTTGGCGTCGTCTGGGTACCAGCACTTACCGCCAATCAGATAGCCCGCCGCGACCATTTCGCGGAATTTGGCGTTGACCCCCTCGATGATGTCGCGCACCAGGGACGCGTGCAGCGGTTTGTCTACAGCCCACATGTGCGCCTCGGCCATGGTGTCGGCCAGGATCTGCGCCGTGCGGGTGTAGTTTTCGAAGGCAAACAACGGGTCTTCGCTGGTGGTGCGGCTGCCCCAGAAGCGAAAGCCGCCCTCATTGATGAGGGTGGTGACTTCGTTGCTGTTGAGGTAGTTGGCGTCCGTGGCCGGGTTCTGCAGATCCCAGAACACGTCGGCGCTGATGCCTGTCACGCCGTTGACAGCGACGTTGGAGAGCGTCTTGTGCCAGCCCACCTCCTGATCGATCTTGGCACGCAAACCCAATGCACGCGCCACTGCCGAGGCGGTGACGGTCGCGTTGGTGACGGTGCTCCAGTTCTGGAATTCGGGCCAGATGACCATGGCTTCGCGGGCACCGAAGTTGTCCCTGTAAGCGACCACCTCTTCCTTGGTTTTGCAGCCCCAGGCGCTGACGTAGGCGAAGCCGCGCAACTGCTGAGCGATGGTGACCAAGGCGGTGGCTACTGGCAGGCTGTCGAGGCCCGGTACACCCAGAATGCGCGGCACCATGCCGACGCGAGCCTTCGCCGCGAGCAAGGCTTTCATTCCGGTGTATTTGCCCTCGGCCGTGGTCGTGCCGATCAGGGCGCTGGTGGTTTCCGCGTCGGTTGCACCTTCCTTCACCCGCACGACGATGGTGTAGGGCTTGGTCTGGTCGGCGATGGCCTGAAGACTCTTCGCCAGTGTGCCGGTGGTACCGGCTTTGCCGACGGCGGTTTGAACATTGGTCAGCAGTACCGGTGTATCGAGCGGGAAAACGGTGGTATCAGCGTCGTCGGCCGTGCAGACCATGCCGATAACAGCGGTGGGGATGGTGCGAATGGGGCGGGTGCCGTCGTTGAGTTCGATGACCCGCACGCCGTGAAGATAATCGGCCATGGGTTTGCCTGCGCAGTGATTGGGATGACAGTGCACAGGCTGCCGCGCGCGCGCCGGTTGGACGAGCGCGTGGGCTTGTAAACGGTAGTGGTACAGGATGGAATGTATCAGTAGCGCTGGATTCGGCTTACTGGGTCTGTACTGCTAGCCAGGAAGGAGCTATCGGGCGATGTTCCCTTAACGGAAACTCTCCCGACTCAGGCCAACTGCGCAGTTTCCGCCGATATGTTTGAAGCTCAGTGTATTCGGCTGCTGACAGCGTTGTTTCTGAGTCATCTTCCAACTCGTCACGGTGGCGCGTTACAACGCCGTCAGTAAGTGAGAGCTGGTAATCTCGCCAGGCTCGTTCAATGGCGGCGAGTTCCTCTGCCGTCGATTGTGGCGGATCTTGCAACTCCGGTCGGCCATCAACTCCCCTTCCAATGATCTTGACCGCCTGGCGCGGCTCAAACAGTGCCGCGTGATCCTCATCAGATATTTCGATGCCCCCGTTATCCTTCTCCTCGAAGGCAAATCGGCCGTCTTCCTCAATCCATTTAGCGAACATAGATAACCCCTCAATAGCCAATGGCTAGCCAGCCGTAACCACCAGCGGTTATGGCTGAGTTGTTGCTATTAAAGCTTGTGATGTAGCCCGTGAAACCTGTACGAGTCGGTTGTCCGCACTGGCACAAGTTTGGATTCACCGCCGAGCTGGCCCCGCCATACATAGCCCCTACGAACATACAGGCATTAGGAAATGCGACGGGAAACGTTACGGGCACTGTTCCTGAAGCCGTGTCCGTTGATGCGTGTCCGATTTTAAAAATCAAACCGCTGGGCAAAACTTGATTGCCATTACTTCCGAAAATGGCGGCAAATAATGGCGACGACCGTAAGCACTCAAGGCTTGCATGGGCTCGCCACATGCTACCGTCCGATACCAGCAATATGTCCGACCCCATAGACATGGTGTACGGCGTGGAGACAGAGACATTGTTGATAGCCAGGGTGTCACCTGCCGCCAATGCCAACCTGGCCGCATCGACTGCGCTTGAGGTCGTAATCAAAATTGCCGACCCCTTGGGCACCGTATTTGCCTTGGGCAATGTCAGCGTGCCGTTTGCAGACATCTCAATGCGTGTTCCGACGTGCGCCGCTGTCAAGGTGACGTTGCCACCCGCTATCCCTGTGCTATTTCCATAGCTTCCTTTTTCGCGTTGCACGAACTCGGCGGTTGCCAACAGTTTGCTGTTGTCAAATTGTGCAGGAGTATCTCCGAAAACCTTGGAGTACTGGAGTTGCGCTGATCCCGCAGCCCACCATGCAGCTGCGCCATTGCTGGTCAGCTGTAGGGTTGAACCTGGTTGGAGGACGATATTGTTGGGCTGGTTGAAACTACCGGCGTTGATCAGATCAGTGCCCACACAGACGACGGTCACAATGCCGCCGCCAATGTTGCGAAAGTGAATCGAACCGCCAGAAGGCAAGCTGCTGGCCGCTGGTAACGTGAGGGTAAACGACCCGATGGTTGAAACCAGCGTGCCAACCGCAGCGGCTGTCAAAGTGGTCGCCGACGTCAAACTGGTGAAACCACGGTAATTGCCCAGGGAACGCATGACATATTCAGTCGTCGCGACCGACTTCGTGTTGTCGAACAGCGGCGGCGTATTTGCGGTAGGGTTAATCAGCGCAGGCGAGTTGATGGGCGCAAACCCCTGGGTGATGTTTTGAAATGCTAACGCTGTGGTCCCCAGGACAATTGTCCCATCTGTGACCAGCTGCCATCGGGTGTCGGCCAACGTAACGCCTTGCTCGACTGACAAAATAATCGCTGACGTCACTTCGGCGGTACTGTCTGCGTCCGGAGCACGCTGCCATGCCGCGCTGCCAGCGACGTAGATACCATTGTCCTTGGCGGCCGTCTGGTTCTTCACCAAAACCCGGTCCCCTGCAAGCAACGTTACGCCATCAACGATCTGCAACCCGGTCAATGCGATGTTCGCCGTGGTGGCTACGCGCACCGATTGCTTGTTGTCGAGTTTGTAAAGCTCCTCAAGAATCTTTGAGTCAACGTACTGACGTGTCGCCAAAACAACTGAGGGGTCGATCTTCAGTTCCACGTTCGCGGTGTTGCTGACGATAAGGTTCATCCGCACAACTTGTGTGCGGCCTGAACCCTGGGTCAATAACGGCTTGAAGCTCGGCGCGCAGTTAGCCACGGCTACCAGGTCACCGGCGGCGTCGTACAGTCCCACCTCACGAATCCACCAGCCGCCGACGTTTTCGGGGATGACCTGTTCGGCAATGATGATGTTTGGGTTAGCTGGGTCAACCTTGAGCTGATTCAGCGGGGCACGTCGGCGCTCGTTGATCAACTGTGCCTGCTGCTCGTTGGGCATTGGCTCCGTGCCGTTGGCATCACCCACGCCCATCTGCGCGAATGTCCAGGGAATGCCCAAGGCGTCCGCGTTGGCCTGCTTGGCCTTGCCGATGGCGGTGAGGATGGCGAAAAACTGGCTGTTTTGGTCTGTCATGGGTAGATGTCCATGGTGTCGATCTGGTGTTCACGGCCGCCCTGATGGATGTAGCCCGTGACCTCGATGTCTCGCTGTGTAGGTGGGTAGATATCAATTTCGTCGCCTTCGGTGACGCAGGCGCCGATATGAACGGAACCGGTGGTCTCCAGGCTGATGGCGAGCCCGGTGAGGTGGCGTGTCAGGGGTTTGGCATCGTCAATCAGCCAGGTGAGTTCCTGGTACATCTCTTCGGTGATGCCGGTGTCCAGCACGCCGACCTTGAGCCTGAAGGTGGCGCGAGGACCGACCGGAACGGTCTGCCACCATTCGATGATTTCAATCAGGTAGCCGAGCGGTTCAACGACGCGGCGCAGTGAGCCGATGGTGCCCTTGCGCGAATGGATGTAGTACGCACTGCGGATGGCGGCGCGCTTGGCCGCTTCGGTCCATTTGCTGTCCCAGCGATCCACGGAGAAGGCCCAGGCCAGGTAAGGCAAAAGAGGCAGCGGGCACCGGTCGGGGCTGTACAGAGTGCGCAGCGGAATTGGCACGCGCTGGATCTGAGCCAGTGCCTGCGCCGCTTGGCGCTCCAACGGCGTCGAATTGCTTGGAAGAAGGGGCGCGTCAGCCATCATTCAATCCCTAACGCCAAATCGACGGCCGTGCAGTACGGCGCCTGGTACTTCGTGGCAACGATGTCGGCCCAGTTCTCCAGCACGACCTTGCGCACACCCTCAACGTGTAGCGAGGCGTGGATGATTGATTCTGAAACCTCCAGGCCCAGGCGACGCCGCTGGTGCACGAAGGCCAGCAACTGCGCATTGGCCGCGGCGAGAATCAACTCGCTCTCAGGGCCGGACGTCGAGAGAAACATCTTGGCCTTGACCTGGTAGTTGATGACCTGGGCGCTTTGCACAGTGAGCCGATCAGCGACGGGGCGGCGGTCGTCGTCGCTGAGATAGGCATAGACCTTTGCCAGCAGCGCGGGCGAGGCGGTGCCGTCACCCAGGATCGATTGCACGGTCACCACCGCCTCGGCCGGAGCGGGGCTCTCGGCAGTGGCGTCGGCCACCTGGCCGTCAGCAGACCGCGCATGGAAGATGTAGCTATTGCGCGGGCCGGCGGTGCTCAGCCCTTCCCAAGCCATTTGAGCCCGCTCTCGCAGGCTGTCGTCGCTTTCCATCAGCAACGGTACCGGAGGCACGGCTGTGGGCTTGGCGGCCTGGATGACCAGGCGCTTGACGTTGAAGTTGCCGGCTAGGTTCTCCAGATCGTTGCCCTTTGCCAGGGCCAGCATGTTGGCGACGGATGCTTCATTGACGCGCTGGCGCCACACCGTCTCGCGGTAGGCGTTCTCCTGGAGCAGTTTGGTCAGGGGCTCAGATTCCAGCTCAAGCCGTGCGGCGATTTCGGCTTGTTCCTCGACCGGCCAGAGGCTGATGGCGTAGGCCTTGCGCTCGGCGAGGATCTGCTCGTAATCAATTTGCTCTACGACTTCGGGCGCAGGGAGCTGGCCCAGGTCAATCGCGACGAATGAGTTCATGCGCTACCCCCAAGGTTCAGCGGCACGCTCAGGCTCAGCGGCTCGTTGCTATCGACGATGCTGCCCTCGATGTCCAGTGATGCTTGACCTTGCAGGGTGGCGCCCTGGAACTGCACGCGGCTCAGGGTTATACGGGGCTCCCAGCGCATCAGCGCCATGACGGTGGCGGCGTACACCTGCAAGCGGGTGATGTCGTTGAAAGGTTGGTCCACCAGTTCGGGTAACAGACTGCCGTATTCGCGGCGCATCACCCGGGTACCGAGGCGCGTGCTGAGGACATCGCTCATGGATTGGGCAATGCTCTCCACGGTGGTGATGGCGCCGCCGGTGTGTCGGTTCATTCAGGTTTCCCTGTCTTGCCGCTGCCAGGCATGACGCCGCCGTGCGGGTGTTTCACCAAGCTGATGCCAGCGGCCACCACATCCACCGACACGGTGACTTTGCCTGTGACGTTTTGGTTGCCGACCTGGGTGTAATCGCCCTGGTGCGTGATGTTGCCGACGAGGTTGATGCCGCCGGTGCTGATGAGGTTGGTGGTACCTCCATCGGTGAGCGTGGCGTTGAGGTGGTGAGCGATGCTGTCGTACTCGATCACCGTGCCGTCGCGGTAGGTGAAGCGGTGCAGGCCTTCGCGGTCGCCGTTGGCTGGGATCTGGTCGCTAAACAGGCCGGTCAAGACGACGCCATTACCGAGCTGGCCCGAGGGGCTGAAGAGCAGAACTTGTTCATCGACGGTGGGCGGGTTCCACTCCCGGTCGGCACCGGCCCGCAGGGCGATCCATGGCAGCCAGGCCGTGGTCAGAGTTCCGGTTTTGACCTGCACACGCGGGGGCTGCATCTGGACGGCAGCGATGGTGCCGAAGCGGATGAGGTTTTCGATCAGGCGGGCGAGGGTGGCTAAGTCGTTCATGGCGCCGATGTTGGCGCCACGCGTGCGGGAGTGCAGCTTCGAAGAGTTGTGTATTGATTCCCTACAAGCCTAGGGTTTCTCGTCGGGTTTTGGTTGGGACTTTGGTTTTTTCCTAGGTCGCTTGGGAATGCTATCTGCGATATCCAAAGCAGATTTGCCACTAACTACCGTGCGCTGAATGAAATGTTCGAGTGTAGTCAGCAATGTATGGAACTCGCTGTGCGTAGGAGCCCATGCACGGTGTGCGGCTGCGCTACCTGCATCTGTTACAACTCCAAGTGTTTTCGATTCGGTTTCGCCTATATATCCCTCGTCCAGGAGTAAGGTTACCTTTTCTTTCAATGTCAGTTCCGGGTCAATCTTAAGAACTTCGGTGGTACGGTCGAAAGCAGTTCTCAAACCAACTGACGCGAGAATTAACGAGCCTCGTTCATAAGCCTGATACATTTCGTCCAGAATCTGTAGAAGTTGAGGGTCAATCTTCGAAATGTCCCAAACCCAATCCGGTTTTGCGCTTTTCTGCTCTGGTGTAGGAAAGGTGATGGTAGTTATCGGGTTAACAAGCACTTCCTCTCTGGTTACTGGGTCATAATCCACGTCCCATTCTTCCGAATCCCAGCTGCGCTTATGGAAAAACACTTCCTCACATCCGCAGCACTGAGCTATTTTGTAATCGTTCTGCCCGTGATGGTAGTGAGGACCCTCTTCCCACGTCCATGACTGCTCAAAATTGCCCCGGATAAAGCAGGTCCTTTCACCGTCGCAACGAGGACAATGTGCTTTGAACGTCTCGGTCATTCAGTTGCGGCTCCTATGGGTCATCCTTGTTTTCGTTTCTGGATTGAGCTTTTACCTCTTATTGAGTCGGAATGGAAACCTATCAAAATAAATTTTATGTGTCGTTAGTGAGGTAAGCGAGCATTTGGTCCCGAATGATTTCTAGGTCGGCATCGGTTAACCCGAGAACTTCCCTCTGCTCATATTTCACATCAGGTGCCCCCCGTTCAGCACGATCTTTCAATCCGTACTGGTGCACCCGGGCAATGCGCGCAATCCGACCAGTGAACCCGACGCTTATGGCATTCCCATCACCTTTCACCTTCAAAAAGCTCGCCGTGCGTAGCTTCTTAAACATCTGCACCTTTCGTCTCACCCGTCCTTGTTTCGCCCGCAGGTTGCGCTGCTTTCGCGGAGCGTACTTGCTCCCGTCCGGGTTGCGCTGGGCGATGATTCGCTGCTGCTGACTGCGACGCAGGGCCTGGCCGATGTTGCGGGCCAGTATGTTGCGCGATGCCGGTTCCAGTTGTCCCAGCAGGCCGGCTGCCCAATCCTCCAGCGTTTCTAATCGGTTGGTCACTTCGGCACAACCCATTCACTGCCGGTGCCTTGGGCACCAGGTATCCACGCCGGGTCAAGGAATGCGGCCACCTGCTTAGGTTCGCCAGGATGCTGGACGGTGGTATTGCCGCCGGCGTCTTTCCCTACAACCACACGCTCGGTCAGCGGCAGTGTCAAGCTCAGGTCCACCTTGCTGTTGTCTAGGATATCGGCCTCGAACTGGATGCCCTCGGCGGACTTGTTCAGGTTCTCCAGCAGCTCAGACTGATTCACGCTCAGCCAGCCCAGCAACGGCAACATGACGCTGTCGGGGTGACCGGCATAGTCGGTGAGGATGACCTGTAGATCGAAGCTGTATTCGAAGGACAGCGAGGCAGCCGCGGTGCAGCGGATTTTGCCGTTGTCGATGAAGATCAACAGCCGGTCGGGGTTGTGCTTGAGTTCTGCCACGGTCGCCAGCAGGTGGGCGCGCAGGCTTTCGGGTTTGTTCATGGGGCTGCCTGTTGATGGTTGAACACCATGTCTACCTGGCCGGCGCACTCAGCCCACGCGGCTTCGACGCGGTCCTGGTCGGTGAGCTGATCGCCGTTATTGAGTGGGCTTGTCGCCGGCAGGGTGCAGGGCACCACGGCCGGACAGCCACTGATGATAAGCGTCGGCGCCGGTGAGGGTGGGGCGCTCGCGCAGCCGGCGAGCAAGCTCAGGCAAAGGCTGGTCAGCCCAGTTGCGAAGATCTTCGTTTTCACGTTTCAGCGCCTCGATGGTTTGCTCGCGCTTTGCCAGGCCCTGGCGCAACTGATCCTGCTGGGTTCGCAGGGCAGCCTGGGCGATGCGCTCGTCGTTCAGGGTGTTTTGCAGGGTGCTGAGATTGCTGCGCAGACTGTCAGCCTCATCGCGTGCGGTTTTGGTGTCTTTCGCCGCCAGCTCGGTATTCTTCTCAGCCACGGTGATGCGTTGCTCTTGGCCCCAGATGAGCAACGCCAGGGCGCCCAGCAGGGCGATGCCATACAGCGTCTGGCGCAGGGTACTCATGCGCGGTACCAGCCCAGTCTATTCATGTCGCCGACATCCATCAGTTCCACCGGACCACGCACGATGACTACCCGGCAACCCGGTGTCATGAAGGCCAGGGCCTCGCACAGCAGCTCCATATCGGCCTGCTCGGTATTTTCCGGCACCACCAACAGGTTTCCGTCTTGAACGTCCAGTTTGCGCACCGCCTCCAGATCGATCATGCCGCCACCGCCTGGCCGCAGCTGCAGTCAGCGTGCCGCTCATAGGCGCGCTGGAGCTTGATGTCGTACAGGTTCCGCTGGTAGTCCGGGCCGTTGTAGAGCTTGGCGAACTCGGCCCATTTACGAGCTTTCAGCGTCTTGTGCAGAACCGGGTCGGTCTGGATGAAACGCACAAAGGCGGCGAATTGCTGAGACTCGCCTGCGCCCATGTCCTCGACAAACGCTTGCACACTGACATAGCCCAGGCGCTGCCAGTGAAATCCCATGATCTGGAACGCGCCCCAGGAGGCGGATTCCAGCGCGGCGGTGTCATCGATCAGACGCGCATGGCTCAGGCGTTGGTGTTCGGCAGTTCCGCCGGCATAGCCGCCGGACTTCGGATTGACGATGGCCGGATTGGCGGCGGCCAGTTGGTCGGCGTGGCGCTTGAGTTCGTCGGGGTTGTCGCCTTCGTAGCGTGGCATGGCGAGCTGGCGGTACATGATGTGCCGCTCGAACAGAATCACTGGCTTGCCATTCGCCAAGAAGCCCTTGCCCTTGGATTCAACCTCGTTGACGGCATAGACGCTCGCCAGCGGTACATCGAGGATCTGCGCAGCCTGCACCAGGTCTTCGTTTTTCAGCAGGTGCTGACAGTCACCGCCGGCTAGGCTGGCCTGGGTCTTTTCGCCGGCAATGCCATCGGCGACCAAACCGGCTTTCAACTGATACGCCCGTACCGCCGCTTCGGTGGAATCGCCATAGTCGCCGTCCATCACCAGCCTGGCGCCTTGGTCGTTCAGGTTCTTTTGCAGGATGCGCACCGCCTGGGAGCGGTCGCCGTGACGCAAGGTAAAGGTCATGCGCTGGGCCTCAACAGGGCGGCGACGTTGCCGCGAGAACGGAAAATCAGGGTGCAGAGCAGCACTGTGGCGACAGCGTGCCAAAGACTGACTGGGGGCCGGTACAGAATGATTTCCAGACCGCACAGGCACAGTGAAGCGCCGAACAGACTCGCGAGCAGCGAGATACCTCGGCGAAACCGAGCGGCGCCTCGACTGTAGCAGGCCAGGCGAAGGGCACTGAGCAGGTAGGCCAGGGCGGTGGTCAGGGGGATGATCAGTTCGATGGTGAGCATGCTCAGCTCCCTCCTCTGATACGTCTCACAATTTCCCAGAGGTCGGCCTTCTCCACCCACACCATGGCTTTGATGCTGATCGGGATGATGACCAGGGCGCAGCCAAACGCCGCGCCGCCGCTGGTTAGAAAGGGCATCAGCTGCAACGCCATCGGCGCGAACAGGTAGCCGACGCCGGCAGACAGGAACAGCGAACCCAGCCGCTGCCAGACCTTGAGGTCGTGCTTAGTGCTGGTCACCAGCCAGGCACCGAGCAGGGCCCCAAACAGGGCTTCACCGTCGATGATTGGCATGGCAGTCGCCAGGCCGAGGCCCATGACAACGCCAGTCACAGCGCTGGAAGTCGGATCAGCCATGGCGCAAGGTTCCTTGGTTGGAGGTGGTCAGTCCCATAGGTTCACCATCTGCCGCTGTGGCGCGGCCGTCTGGGCTTCGGGCATCTGCACGGCCAAGCCTTGGGGCAGGATCGGACCGTAGTCGGCCAGGCCGGGGTTGGCTTCGAGTACCGCCTCGGTCACACCGGCGGTGCGGCCGTAGTGACGCCAACACAGGGCGTCAACGGTGTCGTTCTGGAAGGCGCGGACGGTGACGGGCATCAAATCAACTCCACTGTGGTGCGGTTGATGCCAAGGAAGTCACGCACGGCCCAGCGCAAGTCGCGGCGGTAGTCGTCGATATTTGGCGTGAGGTCTTCGGCGTTCTGGTTGCCGCTGTTGGTGGTGTCGTAGGAGCGGTAGCGCTCACACACTTCGGCGCCGGTCGCGGCTTCGATGGCGCGGCGGTAGAGGTGCACCAGTACCGGCACGTCGTTGATCTTGTCACCGGGAACGTCTGCCAGTTCGGCATGGCCTGCGGCTTGCTGGGTGACGCGCCATTCGCTCAATTCGCGGTTGACGCTGATGGCGGCGGCGACAGCGGCGGTTTCCAGGCGAGGCGCGGTGACGCTAGCGTCGATCCGTAGCGTGGCGCGCAACTGATCCAGATCGATTGAGGGCCAGAAGGCGTCGGTGTTGATATGGCCGCTGGCGACGGGGCCACTGGCTACGAATCCGCTCATGGAACAGCACTCAAAAATAGGTCGCCGGTGGTCGGGGCTTCACGTTCAGGAGGAGCGGCCTGGCCGATCCGCCCCGAGCCGGCGGGGTGCGTGGGGACGCTCGGTTAGCCGGCAGGGCCGGCAAGTTTGTTGAGCAGGCGTTCGGCCCGCTCCAGATCTTTCTTGCCACCGCAGGCGTCGTGCAGGGCGATGGCTTTTTTCAGCAGGTCCACACCGGCCTGGAGCTTGCCGGGTTGGCCCGGGGCCTCTTCGGTAATGCCTTCCAGCGTGGCGCGGCCCATAGCGAGAAACAGCTTGGCGCGGGCCTGGTCGGGCATGTCTTCGGCGTCGGTGAGTTCGGCGGTGCGATGCAGGATTGCCAGGTCGAACGGCTCGCCCACCTTCTGTGCCTTGAAGGCAGCCGTGGCGACCTCCTCGGCGACCAGGCAGCCCAGGGTGCGGGCGAAGCGGTCGGGCATGACCATTTTGTGTTTCAGCACGTAGGTCGCGATGTCGAGGCCACCGGTGAAGTCCCCGGCATCGAAGCGCCAAACCATGACGGTGGTCAGGACCTCGTCCTGTGCGCCCTGGCCGCCTTCCAGCACACCTTGCACGTAGGATTCATAGCTTGGCAGCAACTGACGCTTGAGTTCAGCCTTGCCCTGGTTGGACTGGACCTGTTTCAGGCGCAGACGGTCTTGCAGCAGTTGATTGAGCTGGTGCTCGTAGGCCGTGGCGCCGGCCATGGTTTGGGTGGGCTCGGTCGCTGCCGACTCAATGGCGGCAGTGACACGTTCAAAGTGACGGCGGCAGGGGTTGGTCATGATGGCCGCCTTAGTTCAGGGTGATGTTTTCGGCCATGGCCGCGCAGCCCAAGTCTTCGATGACGTAGCTTTCGTTCACCGATTCGTAGTTCTCGATGCGGTCGCGCTTGGCGTTGTCCACGACGGTGCGGCGGCGGGTACCTTCCTGCCAGTACAGCGACAGATTATCCAGACGGGTGACCAGCAAGCCGTTGGCCGGGAAGTGCGGTACACGCACCGCCGGCAGGTTCCCGAGCCGTTTTTGACTGGTGACGATGTCGGCCGCCAGCATTTCGGTCGGCGCCTGGGTCTTGTTGATGATCGGGAAGTATTTGTCGGCCAGCAGTTGGCGACCGCAGATGACCACCAGTTCGGTGTCCTCCTGATACCAAGGCTCGATGAACTCGTTGACCATGCTGACGACCAGGGCATCGATGTTTTCGAAGTCCTTGCCGGTTCCGATTTCGATTTTGCCGCTGCCGTCCACCACCTCATCCAGAACCCGGGCAGGGTTTTCCAGGCGCATCTTTTGAAGCCAGCCGATGTTGACGTCCTGCAACAGCGGGTTGGTGGCTGGGTTGGATGTTGCGGCGCGGCTGATGCCGTTCCAACCAATCATGATCCGGTTGAGGGCTTGGGCCTTGATGATGGCGTCGCGGATGCGTGCCTGGAAGTCTTTGAATTTGGCCCACTGGTCCAGCTTCTGGTAGCGCAGGCCGGTATCGAAGTTGGTTTGGGTGCAGGTGTACCCACGGTCGTCCAGGCCGCTCGGGTCACGGGGCTCGCGGTCTTTGACGGTGGTGTCGGTGGTGCTGGCAATGGTGCCGTCGATGCCGATGCCAATCTTTTCACCCGACTGTTCCGATACGGGGTAGAAGTTGATTGCGCTGAGGAACGCACTGGATTCCTGCATGCGGGTTTCCAAGGTCTGAGCGACGCTTGGGTCTGCTGTGAATTTGGTGGTGACGTCAGTCACCCCATGCAACTGCGCCAGTTGTTGCAGGTAGGCGTTGAACAGAACTCGGGTATCGTTACGCATGTTGATTGTCCTTCATGATTCGGGGCTGTAGTTGGGCTGACTGTCAGCAGTCGGTCACGACCAGGTCATTGCCACCGGTTACTGACGGGCGCGTTATCTGACTGTGGTCCTGGGTGGTGGAGAGCTTGGTTTTCAGCTCCGTGAGTTCCGTGCTGACTTGGTCGAGCCGAGTTTTCAGCCCCGCCGAGAATTGCTTTTCTGCAGCCAGTTGGTCGGGCAGATCCTTGACGTGTTCGGCGATGGCTTCGACGGCTTCGCCGATCTGGGCGAACTCGGTATCGTCCTTGGCCTGCTTGCCAGTCAGCAGCGCTTGCACCTTGTAGAACAGCTGGGCGCCGATGCTGGGCTTCTCTTCGATTTCTTCGAACTTCAACTCGGCTTCCACCGCCTCGGTAAACATCGACGTTGCCGAGTAGTGGCGATCCTTGAAGGGGCTGGCGTCAGGTTTCTGGGCCGAGAACGCCAGAACGTCGGTGCCCAGGCTGGCAGGCGAGTCAGTGACAGCCAATCCGACAATGTAGGCCTCGCCGGTATCGGCAAAGCTGTCGTCGATTTCAATGGAGGTATAAATCTTCTGCTTCGCCTTGTTCATGGCGATCAGCTCGGGGGTTGGCTCAACCTGGGCGAACAGGGCCAGTTTTTTCTGGCCGTTGATGTCCACCTCTTCGGTTTTCACTGCCAGGACATCGCCGTAGGCCTTGAACGGGCTATCGGGCAACAGGCTGCGGAAATGCTCCAGCCAAATACGAGCGCCGTAAGTGGACGGGTTGAAGTTCTTGGCGGCCTGTTCCAGCCAGCTGCGTTTGATGGTGCGCTTGTCCGAAGTAGCGCCCTCGACGGCGACGCGGAACCAGTTGCTGCGAAACTTCTTCATGCCGGGAATCCTCAGTGCGTGGGGCGCCTGCTGGGTTGAGCAGTGCGTTGCAATGAGGGGCATGGTCGTCACGGGCGCGAGCGGCGGCAACGAG